AGCATGAGAGTATTTCCATTAACTCAATATGTAGTTAGAAGAGATGCTTCAGGTAATGTATTAGAAATAATTATTTGTGAAAAAGCAAGTATTTTATCTTTAGGTAAAGATGTTGCGGCACAAGTTATTCAAGACCCAGATTATAAAACAGATGATGATGTGGAATTATATACTCACATTTACAAATTAGATGACAATGAGTTTTATGTTTGCCAAGAAGTAAACGGAATTAAAATACCAGAAAGTGTTGGTACATTTAAAAAAGAAAGAATGCCTTACCAAGCATTAAGAATGGTTAGAGTTGACAATGAAGATTACGGCAGAGGGTATGTCGAAGAATTTTTAGGTGACTTAAAATCATTAGAAGGATTATCACAAGCACTTGTAGAAAGTGCGGCGGCATCATCTAAAATAGTATTTATGGTTAGACCCAACTCTGTTACTAGAAAAAAAGATTTAGCTATGACTAGAAATGGTGACATTATTACTGGTACTGCTGATGATGTGTCTGTACTACAAGCACAGAAACAATATGATTTACAAGTAGTAGAAAGAAGTATTGCTAAACTAGAAGAAAGAATGTCTTACGCATTCTTACTACACACAGCAATACAAAGAGATGCAGAAAGAGTAACTGCACAAGAAATTAGATATATGGCAGAACAATTAGAGACTGCTATGGGTGGTATTTATTCATTACTATCACAAGAGTTCCAACTACCATTAGTTTCAATACTGATGAAGAGAATGGAACAATCAAATGAAATACCAAAACTACCTAAAGGTACAGTTCAGCCAACTATTATTACTGGTATTGAAGCATTAGGTAGAGGAAATGATTTACAAAAATTAAGAGAATTTGTTGCAGAGATAGGTAATCTTGCACAGATAAATCCGCAAGTTGTACAGGCGTTGAACCCTGATGATTTAATAAAACGTATCGCTATTGGTTTAGGGATTGATACAGATGGTCTATTAAAATCGCAAGAGCAACTAGCAGAAGAACAAGCGGCTCAAGAAGAGCAAATGCAAAATGACCAGATGATGCAAATGGCAGAGAAAGCCATTCCTCAAGTTGCAAATAATTTAACTAAACCACAATAAGGAAATACAAATGGTAGACACAATAGAGATAAAACAAGAAGAAACTACTAGCGAAAAACCAGTAGAAGAAAATGTTACACAAAGTAAACCTGAAGGCTTACCTGAAAAATTCAACAGTGTTGGAGATTTAGCAAAGTCATATTCAGAATTAGAAAAGAAACTTGGTGACAACAAAGAAGAAGCTCCTAAAGAAGATGCTCCTAAAACAGAAACTAAAACAACTGATTTAGATATTGCTGAAAAAGCAGTTGAGAGTGCAGGTTTAAATATGGATAACCTTGCAACAGAGTATAATGAAAAAGGTGAGCTAGATACTAAATCATACGAAGCATTAGAAAAAGCAGGTATACCTAAAGATTATGTAAACCAGTTTATTGAAGGTCAAAAAGCAATCGCTGACCAACAAGCAACATCTATTAAAGATATAGTAGGGGGAGCAGATGCTTATACAGAGATGTCTAATTGGGCGGCAGAGAATATGTCCGAACAAGAAAAGACAGCTTACAATTCAGCCGTTAATTCTAAAGATATAGAAACTGCAAAGTTAGCAGTCGTAGGATTAAAAGCTAAATTTGAAAATGCTAATGGTAATGAGCCTAGCCTTGTAGAAGGTAAAGCAACAGTCACAGGACAAGGTGGTTACAAATCTTGGGCTGAAGTTACAGCCGCTATGGGTGATGATAGGTATTCAAAAGACCCTGCGTATCAAGCAATGGTTCAAGAAAAACTATCTAAATCGGATTTATAATGTATAAACCGAAACCAAAGCCAAAACCACGACCAAATAAAAAATAGTTGTGCAACGCTTATGCGTGGCAACTGCCAACTTTAATTTAGCCAAATAACTTGACCCTCTGCGGAGGACAATCTTGACTAAATAACTTTATTGAAGAGGCTTTTATAAACTAACATCAAAAAGGAGACAATCACATGTCAAACGCAAGTCCAGTTAAGTTCGGAAATGCTAATAGTGGTTCAACTCGAGATGATGCCCTGTTTTTAAAAGTATTCGCAGGTGAAGTAATTACTTCATTTGACAGAGCTTCAAAAACACAAGGTGCTGATATGGTAAGAAGTATCAGTAATGGCAAATCTGCATCTTTTCCAGTAATGGGAAGAATAGGTGCGGAGTATCACGCAGTTGGAGCTGAAATATTAGGTTCTGCGGTTAACTCAAACGAAAAGGTTATTACAATTAATGACCTTTTAATATCTTCAGTATTCGTATCGAATATCGAAGAAGCAAAAAACCATTGGGACGTAAGAAGTGCGTACTCTACTGAAATGGGTAGAGCATTATCTTTTCAAAAAGATAAACACATCTTACAAACTATTGGTCAAGCAACTCTAGCTAGTGCAAACGTAACTGGTGGAGATGCTACAACTAACGTAGTCAACACAGGTATCGCATCTACTACAGATGCTACTGCGGCTAATGCAATGATAGATGCTATCTTTGCGGCGGCTAAAGAACTTGATGCAAACTATGTTCCATCAGAAGGCAGAAAATGCTTTATGAGATTGGAAGAATACTACAAATTAGCGAATGCTACTAATGCAGTCAATGTTGACTTCAGTGGTGGTGCTAATGGTGGTGTTGCATCAGGCAAAGTGGCTAAAATTGCAGGAATTGAATTAGTACCAGTTCCTCACTTTATATCGTCTAACATTACTACAGCTTTACCAGACGCAGGTTCAGCTACTAATGGTGGAACGAAACCACAAGCAGTTAACTTGTCTAACTTTGTTGCTCTTGTATCTCACCCTTCAGCAGTAGGAACTGTTAAGCTAATGGATTTAGCTGTTGAAAAAGAGTACGACATCAGAAGACAAGGTACGTTAATGGTTGCTAAATACAGCATGGGTCATGGTGTATTAAGACCAGAAGCGGCAGTCGGAATTAAAGAAGCGGCATAGTCCCTCTTTACTTACATTGGGCGGAGATTAACACTGACAATCCGCCCAGTGTTTTCACACAAAATTTAACACAAAGGATAGATGACTACACAAATTACACCCACAAGCGAATTACAGGCTGTAAACATAATGCTTTCTACCATTGGAGAAGCTCCAGTGAATAGTATTACAGGCACTACTACAGTTGATGTAAGTACAGCAAAAAATATTCTTAATGAAACATCTATGTCTATCCAATCACAAGGGTGGAATTTTAACACACATGAAAATTATAAATCATTATCTTTAGATAGTGATAGCAAAGTACCCCTACCTGCAAACTGCGTTAAAGCAGACGCAAACTCCCAATTTAGACATTTAAACTACACTATAAGAAGTGGCTTTTTATATGATATGGAAAACCATACAGATGTATTTACTTCTGCACCTGCTTCAGTTGATTTAGTTTTAGTACAACAATTTGAAGATTTACCAGAATACGCTAGACAATATATTACAATGAAATCTGCAAGAAGATTTGCGGCAAGATTTATTGGTGACAAAGAAATTACACAATTAATTGGTCAAGATGAAAATGAAGCCTTAATGTCTTTTCATCAAGCAGATAGCCAAGAGAGTGATATTAATATACTTGAAGGTGACAGCAATACATTCTCTATAATTCATAGACCCACTAGAAGGAATTACTAATTATGGGAAGTGTTGTTTCACAATCTATTCCTAACTTTTTAAATGGTATGTCCCAACAGACACCAACACAAAGAGGTATCAATCAAGGAGAAGACCAAGTAAATCTACAGAATGGTTTAGTAGATGGTCTATCTAAAAGACCTCCTTTAGATTTTGTAAAAACATTAGACAGCAGTAATATTTATTCTAACAAAACAAAATTTTGGCAAATACAAAGAGATGCAGATAACCAATACATTGTAGCTTTATACAATGGTGGTATTAAAGTATTTGATTTAGCAGGTAATGAAAAAACAGTTACAGTTGCAAGTGGTTCAAGTTATCTAACTTCAACAAACCCTAGAGAAAACTTTAAGTTAGTTAACATTGCTGACTACACATTTTTAGCTAATACAGCAACAACAGTAGCGGCTGACAGTACAACGTCTGCGGCTAAAGTAGAAGAGTTCTTAATTGTTTGTAAACTAACAAACTATGGTAGAGAATATAAAGTAGCATTGAAACACCCATCAATGGCACAAGAACTAGAAGTAGTCTTTCAGTTACCTTCAGGTAATGATGCGTCTACTGATAGTAAATTTAGAGACACAAATAAAATTACAGATATACTTTTGTATGGTACTTCAAGTACACACTGGGACGCTAGTGCTGATGGCATAGGATTTAATGTTAGAAGAACTGACACCAATGCTTCAGTATCTACAACACAAGGATTAGCAAACTATTCTGGGTTTACATCTCATTTTACATTTGAAGCATTTGATAGTGTTGTTTATGGAAAACCTACTGATGGTAATGCAGGTTATACTATAACTACATCTGATGGTTCTGGTAACACAGCCATGTATGCTATTAGAGATGAAATACAAGATTTTAGTAAATTACCTTTTTATGGAAAGACAGGTGTAATTATAAAAATTACTGGAGAAGAAGGTGATACTTTATCTGATTACTATGTGAATTTTTCAGGTAAGTCTGGTGTATGGAATGAAACAATAGCACCTGCAACTTCTTTAGGCGTAGATAATTCTACAATGCCACACGCTTTAATTAACAACAATAATGGTACATTTACATTTCAACAATTAGATTGGACAGATAGAGTATGTGGAGATGTAGATACTAACCCTAACCCAACTTTTGTTGGTAAGAAGATTAATAACCTAACATTTTACAAAAACAGATTAGGTATTTTATCAGGAGAAAATTTAATATTAACAGAGAATGCTTCTTTCTTTAATTACTTTGCAACAACATCTACACAAGTATTAGATACTGACCCTATTGATATTGCGGCTTCAGGTACACAAGTTAACACACTTAAAAACTCTGTAGGATTTAACGAAAGTTTATTATTATTTTCTGATACAGCACAATATAAATTAGATAGTTCAGGTGAAAGTATATCACCTACAACAGCTATACTTAATGAAGTATCTTCATTTGAACATGATGATAAAGTTAGTCCAGTATCAGCAGGTAAGTTTGCATACTTTGCACAAGCAAGAACAAACAACACAGCAATAAGAGAATACTTTGCTGATGATGATACACTTACAAATGATGGTATGGACATATCTGTATCAGTAGGAAATTTAATACCTACTAACTGTTATCAAATTATAAGTAATACAACGGAAGATAATTTAATATTTTTAACATCAGATACAGGAGATAGTCAAACAGCTCCGTATAGTGGCACAGTGTCTACTACATACGCTAACACAATGTACATCTATAAGTATTTCTTTGATGGTG